CGGTTATCCCGCATGGGGCAGTTGGTGTTTGGTCCGGCCTCACATGCGCGTGCGATCCGCCTATGAGCAAGGAGGCAGGCATGGGGCCGGAATAGGGTTGCACTGCATTGCACGTTAGGCCGCGTAAGCTGCCTTGGCGCTGCACGTTAGTGCGCGATGCTGTGCGAATGGGTGGGCGCATGGTGGCGAGCCATTCAAACTGCCGTTGGCGCCCGAAACTGAGACACAAAAAAGCCCGACTCAATGGCCGGGCTCTTCTGAAGCGGTAAAACCGCAATTTGTGCCAGATTGCCAGTTTCGTGTTAACACGTCAATAGGCACGACATGTAAATTAAGCTGCCATTCGTCGATCTAGCTCAGCCTGCACATACCACTGCCCAGCTATCAGCAACTCCCGCACCTGGTGACGGTTCAAGGCCATCTCCCTGCCGATCTGCTGCATGGTCTTCTTGTCGGCGTAGTAGAAGTGAAGGCAGTCCGACGCACGAGGGTGGCCACGCTTCAGCCTGGCAACGATGGCCGATACGGTTTCGGCGTCTTCATCCGTGATATGGGCATCCGGGGCATGGGTCGACGGCACGTTGTCGCGCATGATGGCCAGCATCGGTGAGACGTACCGCGGCACGCCAGTCTTCTGCCATACCCAGATACCCCATTGGGTCAAAAGCTCTTCGGCGCTCTTCATGCTGCTGCTCCCCGTGCTGCTGCCGCATCGCGGCGAAAGAAGGTACCGCCGACGCAGTGAATCAGCGTCTGCTTGCCGTTGGCGTAGGTGATGTCGTGCGTCCAGGTCCAGCCGCTCGGGCTGTCGGTGTTGTAGCCCATGTCCATCAGGGAACTGGTACCGACCGATCGGGCACCGTCGATGATCTCTGCGCCGTGCGAATGGCCTTTCACGACCTTGGCACCGATGGTGGCGAAGCTCTTGGTCGACCCGCGGGCCCCATTAGGCCCTCGATGACCGTGCCACCCGTGCTCAATGCCGTGACGCATGAACGACTCGCCGGGCTTCAGCCACAACAGGCGGTCGCCGTGCTTCATCAGCTTGTCCATCCAGTACTGGAACGGGTCGCAGTAGCTGCCCTCATGGATGGCGCGGAGCATGGCCGCCTTGGTCTCGTGGAAGACGAGGGTGTTCTCCATGTCGAGCGCGTGCTCTGCCTTCTCGAGCCACTGAGTGAAGTGGTCGTGATGGTTCGAATTGACCATCACCGTCTTGTCGGCGAACCCCGACAGTAGATCGACATGGCGGGCTGTGACCTTCAGCTCATGCAACACGCCGCTGGTACCGCTGACGTGGCGGCGGAACTTCTCGAAGAACTTGGCGTGGTGGCTGGCCGACCCGAAGTTCAGCACGTCATGCAGGACGAGAGCCTTGGGGCGGATCAGCTCGGCAAGCTCCTTGGTGGCCTGCGTAACGACCGGAGAGGCCATCTCCGCATGGATGTCGCCCATGGTCAGCACTTCAGCGCGTGGGGCCGGCTCTGAGCCCTTGACCGTGTACTTGGTGGCCAGGTCGATGAAGCTGCCGTCCTTCATCGGGCAGATGTGGCGGATATGCGTGCGCGGGCCATCCACTTCGACCACTACGGCGCCGAGCGTGTGATGGAACTTGCCCGAGGCGCCCGCATTGGTGTCGCTGTAGTTCTCGACGGTGCAGGCTCCGGTGCTCATCACCAGCTTGGCCGGAACGCCAGGGTTGGTGGCCACGGTCTTCAGTGCGATTTTTGGGTGGCCGATGATTGCCGAGGCGGTACCGGTCACCGTCTGCCACTTCTGCAGCGGGTTGACTGCGGTCGGCTGAGTCTTGATGTCGGCCAGCACGATCAGGTCGCGGGCGATCTTGGTCCGCTCGCTGACCAGGTAAGGCACCAGGCGGGAATCCCACCATTCGTCGTCGCGCTTTGCGTCACGGTTCGTCGGGTTCTGGTACCGGAGCGGGATGACCATCAGGCGAGCGCCGATCTTGGAGCAGTAAAGCTGCAGGGTCTTAATAAAGCCTGCGTGTGCCTTTGTCGCGTTTACGGCACAGGTGATGACGAATGTCTCGCCAGCAGCACTCACCTCGACCGGTGCCGATGCTGGCTGCAGCAGGCCAAGTCCGAGCAGGCGCGACCGGTGACGCTCCACGTTGCGGATGTCTAGGCCTAGCAGTGCCGCAGCCTTGGCGTTACTACGCCCCGTCATGACCTCGACTAGCGTTGCGTCGTCGTGTTTGCGTGCGACCATTAAGCGGCCTCCCCCTGCTGCATCAGAATTCGGATTGTCTCGATCGCGCGCCCGCTCTTGATCATGGCGGGGTCGCAGCGGTATACGCGCCACCCAAGGCGGGCAGCGGCGTCGTATTTCTTGAGGTCGGCAGCGAAACCGGCACCGCGGGTGTGACGCCCGCCTGTCCAGCCGCCACCCTCTACCTCGATCAGCAATCCTTGCTCCGGCAGCGCGAAGTCGGCGCGCCAGTCCTGCAGCCCAGCCTTGGCCAGACGATCACGCAGGCCCTTTCCAGGCCCTCCACAAGCTTCAGCAGCGAACCGGTACTCTCGGATGGCTTCGATGCCTTCCCCGCGAAGGTGAAGGGCTAGCGCGTCCTCAGCCTGGCTCGCGGTGGACTTTCCCGATCCAGCACTTTTCGCCGGCTTGACCGTGGTTTGGGCTGAGGCTTTACGGATCGGGAAAGTCATCTACTCCCCCTCGCCTTCAGAGCCGCCACAACGGCAGGTCGCGCACTCTCCGGAACAGCTGCCAGCAGGACGCTCCCCTGTCTCTGCTTCTCCGGCCCCTTGAGGTCGCGCACCTTCCACCTGATCAGGCAGGCCGTTTTGTCCGCTTCGATCAGCGCTCTCTCCGCTGCTGGCAATGAGGCCAGATTGAATGAGCCAGTCCCGGCCAACGCCGTAATAGTGTTCGCCGTCATTGCCGTTCTGCCCCACTACGTCGATTCGAGAAATCTTCATGCCAGTTCCGCCTTCTCGGCTTCGGTGCGGCAGTCGATGGTGTTCTGCTGGCCGAATGCCTCTGGCATATCCGCGATCGTGAAGTGCTTCGGCGCCTTGTCCGCGTGCATTTCCTTCAGCCGGCCGACGTGCCCGGTCAGTTCGTTGATCAGCGCGCGGTAGCCGCCCTTGTGCTGGCGGTCGTCGTTGAGCTTCCCGGCTGCTTGAGCGTCAACGATGATCGCGAGGCAGGCCAGCGCGTGAGCCAGGTGCGGCACGCCACTGTCCGGGTCGTTCTCTTCTCCCTCAAACCAGGCGTTCAGGTGGCGATTGGCGGCGTCGAAGTAGATGGAGGCGCGCACACCGGAAGCCCGCCAGTTAGCGCGCCCGTACTTCAGCATCCCGTCAAGCAGGCCAATGGAGCCCATGGCGCTAGCAGTGGTCGGCCATAGATGGATCGGCAGCTTGCTTGAGCCGATTGCGTCCTTCGGATTCGTTGCTTTCAGCTCACTCATGCTGCGGCTCCCTTGCGGTGGAATTTGCGGTCGTACCAGCGGTAGAAGTACTGAGCGAAGGTGATGCCCAGCGAGCCACCCAGGCCGGAGATAAGCAGGAACGGAACGGTATCGATCTGCGAGTGGGCGACCGACCAGATGTAGGCGAACTGCGCCAGAGTGATCAGCCAGGACACGACGAATCCGGCAGGGATCTTGTCGTCGCGCAGGAGCTTGCTGTTGAGCCCCAGCAGGAAGACCTGGAAGAAGGCAGAGGTGAAGACCATCACGGCCTGTAGTTCTGGAGTCATGCTTGCGGCTTCCTTGTGGCTCTGTTGTTTGCGATCAGGGGTATCTGGCCGGGCTTTAGCGGCCATGGGTGTTCCTTGCGGCAGTCGTGGCACCAGACGATCTGGCGGCTGCTGAAGGCCGTGGTGTCGTGGTTTGCGTTGGCGGGGCATGGGACTTTCATGCGGCGACGACTCCCTCACGAACCAGAATGTCGATCGTCCGCATAACGCCCTCGGCGTGAGCGAGTCGAATGTCTTCGCGTGTCATGCCTTCCGGCGCCTTGATACGGCCATCACATACGCCGTGGCAGTAGTCATCGGCCCATGCGCCCTGAAGGTTGTTCGGCTTGATACCCATGCCGCAGGTGCCAGCCAGGCGGTAATGCGCCAGGACGGTCGTTTCGGTGTTGTTCGGGCAGCCGGGCAAGCGGACTTGGCAATCCCTACCATTCGCAGCCTTGGTCAGTTTGGTCTGCCGGCTCATGCCACATGCCTCCAATACTCGTTACGAATCACACGACCTACCGATCCGCGCCCTATATTCAGTTGTCTAGCAATCGCTAGCTGGCTAAGACCCTGCGATCCAAGGCGCCGAATGGTTCTCACCATCTCTTCATTTAATTTGGCTTGGTGATGACCTTCGCCGCGCAAAGCCCTTCCATGCGCCGCCTTGTCGGCCTCGTTATCGGCATGGGTCCCCCAGGCCAGGTTTGTGTAATGCGCGTTCATTGGGTCACCATCCAAATGCCTAACTAGGGGCCCTGCACCTGGAACGAAGGCTTTGGCTACAAGCCGGTGCACATGAATGAAGTACTGCTTGCCGTCTCGACATAGGCACACGCATGGGTAGGTCGACTTGGTGGCCTGAGCTAACAGTCGTCCGGCAGCGAATCGGCTCTTCCCTGCGCCAGAGCTGACGCGGCGAGGAAGCGAGCGAACCTGGCCGCAGCCGCTTACCTCGTAAAGGCCTTCGAAGCCAGCCACCGGCTTCCACTCCGTTACCTGGCAGGACTGGCCGCGAGCCGAATCGCGCAGTTTTTTGCTGACTATTCGGCTCATGCCGCCTCCCGGAACGTCTCGAACTCGGCCATCTCGGTCAGGCGCTCTTCGGTCAGCGTCGGCCAGTCGGTCTTCACCAGATACGCGCAGCACTGGCGCCAGAAGTCTTGGAATGCCTCCTCGCCCATCGAATCGAACGCGAGGCTTTGCGGAACAAGGCGGCTCAGGCGACCAAGGCCGGGAATGTCGAACTCTTCCCGGTCGCAGTACACGCCCGACTCGGCCTGCAGCTCCTTGATGGCTGCATGGGCCTGCATACCGGCAAAGCGGTCGATGTTCTGGACCAGTACACGGCCAAGGCCATGAACAAGGCGGTTGAATCGCTCGTTGCGGGGCTGTTTGAGATCGGCGCGCACCTTGGCGTTGAGCTTGAAGCCGCGCTCAGCCATAAGCGTTGCATCGGCATCGGAAGCGGCCACGAATGCGGCGCGCTCCTTTCCGGTGGCTGGGTCGATCATCTTGCGAAGGGTCAGGTAGACCGGCATCGCCTTGGGGGCTTTAGCCATGGCGGCGAGCCTCCATCTGATCGTGGTCGTCCTGGCATTCCTTGCAGCGCACGGCGTTCTTGACGGCCTGGCGGCGAGCCGGGAGGATGTCCTCGCCACAATCCAGGCAGTCAGGACGACCATTGCCCTGCAGCCTGGCCTGTACCAGCGCCACGCCACCTATCCGATCTGCTTCCTCTAAACCGGTCGCGCGGTCTGTTACGTCTGGAGCTGTGCGGACTTGCTCTAGGGCTTCCGCCATTTCATTGATGACTGGCATTTATGCGGTTTCCTTCAGGTCAGGGCGCTGCTCGACTTGGCCGGAGTAGTTCACCCACTGGCGCGGCTTGCTTTCGGCGCGCTCGAGGTATTGAGCGGACGCGGGGTCGAACCAGAGCGGGATCTTTCCCTCTTCCCCGGTAAGCCGCTGCTTGCTGATGATCATGTGCACGTCGGACTGGGCTTCGTAGCGGTCAACGTCCTCGGGAGAGCCCGCTTTTAGGGCCTCTTCCTTTTTCTTGTTGCGCCATACGGTGACTACGTTGTCCGCAAGGTCGGTCAGGATTGCGCCGCCGCGAACGTCGAGCTTGCCGGGGGCCTTCGATTCGTCTTCAGCCTTGCGCGGGTGAGCGACCAGATGCACATGCACGCCCATCTCGTGAGCGAAGCCGACCAATGCTTCCATCGCCTGCTTCTGGCCGTTGTAGTCGTCCTCAGCCATTCCCAGCTTTGCCAGGCTGTCCACGATGAAATGGGTCACGCCATAGCGGCGGGCGGCATATCGGAACGTCTCAAGCATCTCGCTCGTCTTGGCCGACCCAACTTGGTCATAGATCCAGAGCTTCCCGGAGAGCGATTCGAGGATTGCGTTGATGTAGCCGCGAGTCGGGTAGCACAGGCCGGCCGCCTGACGAACCATGCGCTGCAGCGTGCGACGTGCCGGCATCTCCATAGAGGCAATGCAGAACTTCTCGCCCTTGCGCATACCGTGAAACGCTAGGTAGTTCAGGAGCTGCGACTTGCCGTGACCAGACCACCCAGTCCAAACGGTAAGCTCTGAAGTTCGGAAGCGGATCGTGTCGCGGGCCTTATCCCATGGCACCTCCATGCCGCTAACGGTCGGGTTCTTCTCGAAGAACTCGGCGCAAACCTCGTCGGCAAAATCGAGCACGCCGGCCAACTTCTCCGGGTCAAGGTTCTTCGCCTTGGCGTAGCATTCGTCGATGTCGTCTTCGGTCAACATCAGCGTGTCGAGCGCGTAGTTGAAGTCCTTGCAGCCCAGGCTGACCAGGCGGCAGCGCTCACGCCCGAGACGCTTGATGATCTCTTCGGTGGCCTTCTCGCCTTCCTCGTCCGCGTCAAGGCACAGGTAGATCGTGTCGAAGCGCTCCAGATTGGAATACTCGTGTTCGATCCAGGCCTGCTTGTTGCCGCTTCCACCGCCGAACGGGACCGACAACGCCGGCTTGCCGTACTGCCAGGCGGTCATCGCGTCGATCTCGCCTTCCACGATGGTGACTTCGCGGGCGTCGGCGGGGACTGCCTGCCAGCCGAACAGGCACGGCTCAGTGCCAGGCGAAGTGCGGATGCCAGTCTTCTTGCCGTTCTCGTCGCGGTCGATGCCGATGGTCTTCCAGTGCACCAGGCCGCCGTCGCGCAGGTACGGGAAGACGATCAGCCGCCCCTGCTCTGCGATCTTGAACTTAGCAATCGTTTCAGCTTTGAGGCCGCGACCCTTCAGGTACGCCACAACTGGACTATCGGGCTTCGGCGTGGCGCACTTTGGGCGATCCGGCCGGGTGAACTCTTTCGCCTTAGGCGACTCAAGCCTTGGCTCGCTAACGCCCAAGTAGCTTTTGGCCTCACTTAGTGCGGTACGCATATCGCAACCACGAGTAGCGCGCCACAGGTCCAGCAGGTCGCCCGTCTCGCCTGTCGAGAAGTCGCACCAGACGCCGGCCTTCTCGCCCTTCAGGTGAACGCCCAGGCTCTGACCCTTCTCGCCGTTCGTGCTGCCTACGCGCCACTCTGCGCCGTCACGCTTGCCAGACGGCAGCAGGTGATGGCAAACATCGTTCACGCGATCAGCGAGGCGGGTTGCAATCTCTGAAGGGGTCATCATGCGCGCCCCTTCTGGCGTAGATACGACAGCAGGTAGCCGGTGGCAGGGTCGTGGGTTTCGCGGCTCAGCACACGGCGCTCATGCAGCGGCACGCCGTTGTCGTCGGGGTGGTAGAAAAACCCAGCCTGCAGCTTCCCGTCGCCGTCACGCCCTTGGCGGATCGGGTGGATGTTTGATGCCAGCACTTCGCGGAAGTGTTCGTCTGCCCCGAGGAACGTTGCGGCCTGCTTGACGTAGGGCGTACCCAGGTTGCCGGCAGCGAACTGCTGTGCGGCGTAACGCTTTGCCGCCAGGATCAAGTCTTCTGCCTTCACGCCCGAACGCAGGCGGGCATTCCAAGCCTTGAACGCAGTCTTCTTCGAGTTGCTGCCTTCACGCTTTGGGTATTCAGTCCAGAACGATTCGAACTCAGCCGAGTAGGCGCTCGTGTCATCGGCAGATGGCACAAGAGCTTTTTCTTTTGCTTCTGTATCTGTATCTGTATCTGTATCTGTATGGTTCAACGTCTGTTCAACGTTCGTTGAGCGCTCGTTAAACCGACGTTCAGCGGATGCTTTCCCAGCTTGCTTAGCCTTGGATGATTTGGCGTTTACAGCAGCCAGATCACGTTCAATTCGAGCCTGTGACCACTCGGTATCAGTCACATCGAAGAACTCACTAAGCGCACCCTTAACTTCATCCCATTCGCTGACAGAAAGACGTGCAACGGTCGCTAAGCGCTTGTTCAACGAACGTTCATCGTTCGCTTTAAACGACTCGCCACGCTGCCAGTAGTTGAACATCAGCATCAGGTAAGCGCCGTGCTCAAGCGTGGTCAGGTGGGCCGTGTCAGCCAGGTAATCAGCCACGTAGAGCTGCATGTAAGGGAGGGCAGCCATTACCGGCACTCCTCTTTAACGACAGGCTTACGCTCACGGCGGGCGATCTGCAGATGGGCGCAGAACACCTCAAGCTGATCGCAGGTGATGCGCAGGTTCTGAATGGATTGCTGGCCGCTCTGCGTGATGACCAGCTCATCATCTTCGAGAACGATCAGGTAGGAATTGCACTTGATTGGTTGGAATGACATAATCTTCTCCAGTGACGTTGTACCGCTGTTGAAGCCCGCCCTTGCCCGGCGGGCTTTTTATTGCCTTGGATTTGATTGGGCCCCTAAGAGCCCCTCCGGCGTACCCTTATCAGGGTCTTGCTCAGTCCCTCTCGGAGGCCCTATTGAGGGTCACCAGGTGAAGAACCGGAGCCTTGTGCCGGCCAACTGCGGAGGTGGCACCATTCGCTACCCCCACAATTGCTATCTCGTTGATTGCCTGCTCGAAGCTCCAGCCCTTGGCATTCATAAGTGCGGTGATCTTTTCCCTAGCCTCTGCGGGCAGGTTTTCTCTTTGAAAATGCATTCGGCCCTCCATAGGGGCTTCAGCCCGCGATATTCTCTTCCCGGTCCTGCATCAGCTCCTCGATAGCTCCATTGGCTATGGCCCAGTCGATTACTTCGTACAGATAGGTCGCGTACTGGCGTCTGGACTTGTCGGCTGCTTTGCGCAGGATTCGGTCAAGAACAGGCTCAAACCGAACCTTGACGGGGATAGAACGTTTCTGGCTTGGGTCCATGTACATGGCAATTTCCTTCTGCTGCGACGGAGTTGTTAGGCGGCCTTACGGCTACGCTTGGTCTTGGTGAGGATTTCCACGAGATCGGGACGCATGCCTTCAAGGGTCAGCGCGCCTTTGCTTGCCTTGTTGAGGCGGGCGGCTAACTCAAGAGAAGCCTTGCGGTGACCGCCGGCCAGCTGCCAGAGATAGCCAACAGATGTGGACGCCGCTTCAGCGAGCTTCTTTCGCTCGTTGTCGCAGTGGCTGTTGAGCCATTCGCTGATCTGGGTCGACATAGGGAGACTCCTGTGAATACAGGAGCTAATTTAGCGGTTTGATAACGCTAGAGCAAGGGGAGCGTTAGCGTATTGTTTATTCTTAATTTAACGGATAGCTGCAAGACTACGTCTCCGGTAAATTCGGTTGCCGGTGACAAGGGTCTGTGCATGGATATCAACGACATTCGGCGCATTAATTTGCTCGCGCTCCTAAAGGGGCGGACTAAGCGCGCTTGCGCCGAAATATGGGGAACGTCGCCGTCTTACATCAGCCAGGTGCTGTCAGACAAAACGCCCCGCCAGCTTGGCGACGAGATGGCTAGGCGGATTGAGCTTGCTGAATTGCTGCCGCGAGGTTGGTTCGACCAGATACACGGTTCGGACAGTAATCTGACGTCAATCGACGGACGGAGTAGCGGCGAGCTAAACAATGTCCTCGATTTCCCGATATCCTCTCCAGGCGACAACGAGCTGCACGTGCTAGGCGAGATATCTCCCTGGGGCAGCGATACGCCTCTGGAGGGTGACGACGTGGCAGTACCGCTTTACAAAGAGGTTGAGCTGGCGGCCGGAGACGGCAGCTGTGATGCTCCAGAAATAACCGGGAAGGTAATTCGGCTGTCGCGCTCTACGCTGCGCGCTGCGGGGGTCGAGCCGGAAAACGCTATAGCCGCACAGGTTTCAGGCTATAGCATGGCACGGCTCATTCTAGACGGCGCCACGATAGGTATTGACGTAGGAACGAAGGAAGTCTTCGACGGCTCAATCTATGCGCTAAGACATGACGGCCTGCTGCGAGTTAAGTACCTGTACCGCATCCCCGGCGGCGGACTCCGCCTGCGCTCCGAGAACTCAGAGGAGTACCCGGACGAGTTCTATACTGCCGAAGAGGTAGCCGAGTCCATCACGATTATCGGCTTTGTCTTCTGGTGGTCTACGATCCGGCCAGTGCGGCGCCGCAACGAGCCTCTATAGCCTCACTCTCGACGCGCACTCCTGTCATCTACTCCCGCCCCCTTGTAATCCAACAAATACTCTGCGAGTTCATCGCGGAGTATTTGTCGTGCTTGGTCGGTTCCGAACTCCTCGACTAGCAGCCTTACGGCAACCCTCCCAAGCTCTACAGCGCCGCCTACCGGCACGCTAAAGCGCTCCTCTCGCACCGCCCCGTCTATCTGCCCCCGCACCGTTACTCCTGCCATACGTGCCTCCTGTCGGAATCTGCGTGTTTTGCGCTTTCCATCAGCGCCGCCCTTGTGACCGCGCCCTGCCATTAATTATCCGTCCTGCTAAATGTTTTTGGAATATTTAACAGAATGCTATTGACGGACATTTATCATCCCGCTAAATTTACACCCATCGAAGCGAGACACGCTTCAGGGCCTCGAAACGGGCCTCGGGTGAATCCCCGGAAACTCTTTACACAATTTGCCGCAACAAAAACCGCATTGCCTCGACGGCGACCGGCGCACTGGAAAAGCCATTGAGGGGCTGGAACAGGCGAGGTGCTGACCGAACCGAGCGAATGACCCGAACGGGCAATGCGGCGTAATGCAAGTTTTCACTGGCTGGCCTTGGCGACAGGGCCAGACGGGAAGACAACCGGAACGAACTACCAAGGATGGCCGCAGTGGCCCTCTGGAACCTTGCTTGAGGCGCTAACCATTCCTTCCAAATTCAGAGGCAAACCATGAACAGCTACAAGAAATACGTTGAGCAAAAGCAGAACACAGCTGCTGCAGTTAGATGGTACGACCTGCGCAATGCGGTCGACTCGCAAAGCGGTAGGCGCTACTCGCTGAGCCTGGCTCACTCCAGCATCAAGCTGGTGCGGTGCGGCCAGTCCTCGGCCGGCGCCAAGAATTACCACGACTCACCGGGTGCGCTGAATGCCGCGCTTCTGGAGGTCATTGCTGCTCGGTTTGATGAGCTAGTAACTCAGGCCGTCGAGCGACTTCAAGCCAATGAGCTAAAAGCCCTGATTGATTGCTCTGCTGAGATCGAAGCCATTCAGGCTGACATCGCGCAGGCGAAGACGCTGCTGCCCAACTAACCGCCGCCATGAGCACCCATCAGCACATAGGAGGATGAGATGAGCGAATGGATAAGCGCTGAAGCCGAACAAAAGCCACTAGGCCGAACTGTGATTCTGGTTGCAGTTCGCTACGTTCGCTATTACGAGCACGAA